ACGAGGGATCGCACGCCAACCTCTATGAGCTGCTGGGCATCCGCAAGGAAATGCGACTGATGGACTCCTACGACCTCGACCCCGAACGGGTGAAGCGGTCGCTGCGGGCCATCGAGGGACAGTGGGCGAACGGGCGGCACGTGAAGGGCGGGCTGAAGTTCTCCACCCCTCGCGGCTCGCAGCACGTGCGGCTGATGCCCTTCCAAGCGTGGCTCATCTTCGAGATTTACGCCTTCAAGGTGGACGTCTCGATGGAGCGCGAATACCACGAGGGCGACATGCTGCTGCCTACGGAATGGGTGCGGGACGGCATGGTGTGGGACACGCGACGGCTGACGCAGGAGGCGCACTGGTTCCTGACCCGAAAGAGCGGCAAGACGGAGCTGGGCGGCGCGGTGGACTTCACCGAGGTGGGATTCCTCGGCGACGTGAACGGGCAGGCTCTCATCTGCACCAACTCGAGCGAGCAGAGCCAGATAGCCTACAAAGCCATCCGCGAGTTCGCCATGCAAGTCGATCCGACGTGCTCGAACCGCATGGGCGGCAAATACTTCCGCATGACCCGAAACGGCTTGAACTGGCAGCCCGGACACCCGATGAAGGGCGAAATCAAGTGCATGGCGGCGGGCAAGACCTCGAAGGACGGACTCTACGCCTCGGTGGTACATGCCGACGAGCACGGTCAGGCGGGCTACGTCAACGCCCACTCTGACATGCAGGCGGCAGTTGACACGTGTTGGGGTTCAACGGGTCCGCGTCGTGAGAAGCTGCTGCTCCACACCACCACCGCCGGACGCATCAAAGAAGGCCCCTACAAGACCAAGTTGGAGCAGGTGGAAGCATCGCTGATGAGCGAGATGCAGTACCCCCTCGGACAGCCCCACCGCACCACCGACGACTACTGGTGCGCCTTCCTGCTCCAGCTCGACAAGTGGGAGCTGACCGACGACCTGACGAAACTCGACGACCCCGAACTCTTCAAGAAGGTGAACCGCTCGATAGGCACCACCGTACAGCCGACCTACTACCGCGAGCGACTGCACGAAGCCGCCACCGGCACCGAGGACACGAAGCAGGAGGTGCTGACGAAGGACTTTAATATGTGGCAGCAGGGCAGGATTACGACGTGGATGAAGGGCGACCGAATAAGGCCGCTACAGATAGCGCGGCGCATTACCGATTGCAAGATGGTGGAGGGTTGGCAGAAGGTGTACACCGGATTGGACTTCTCGCACGGCGACGACCTCTTTGCCATGACTTTCCTCGCGGTGAACTACAAGGCGCAGACATCGAGCGACATCTTCTTTGCCGACACCATCGCGTGGGTGCTGGAGGACGTGATGAAGGACAGCCCCAACCTGCCGCTGTACGAGCAATGGATTGAGCAAGGCTGGCTGCGCGTCGCCCCCGGTGAGGTGTTCGATAGTATGCACGCCATCAACGAACTCGCGGCCATCGTGGAGCAGGGCATCAACATCGTGTCGTTCGGCTACGACCCCGCGCAGAGCATCCAGCCCATCAACCAGTTAAAAGCGTGGCTTCAGACGCTCTTTCAAAAACGGCAGGACGTGTCGGCGGCAGAGATCGCCAAGATGATTCAAAAGATGGTGGTGCCCGTGCCGCAGACCATGATGGTGCAGAACCCGCGCATCCTCGAAATCGAAGAGATGATCAAGCGCAACGACCCGTTCATCTCATTCAGCGAGAGTCCCCTGTGGCCCTGGTGCTTCGGCAACTGCGCCGTGGAGGTCAACGACTCCACCAACCTGCGCCGCATCACCAAGGGCGGCCCCGCACCCAGCCACAAGATTGACCCGATACATGCTTTGATGGATGCCGTCTATCTGTTCGATTTGGATGAAGGCAGGGTGGAGCAGTAGAAACGAACACGAATTATCACGAATTATTCACGAATTAAATTTAAGGAACTATGAATGGAACATTTCATTTAATTCAAACAGGTGGTGAGGAAATTTGGCTCGATGGTGAAAACATCGAACGACTCACCAAGTATGATGCTGGCGAAAACACCAGCCGCTTCTACGTGGAAGTTGTAAAGAAGTGCATAGGTATCGAATTGGCAAAGAAACCAGAAGTCATCACTGGTGTTGCCGCAATTACATTTTATCCGAACACTAAAGAAAAGCAGGAACTATGAGCAAAGAATCATTAAACGAATCGCGGCGGGAGTTTGAGCAGGCGATAGATGAGCACGTAGAGCGGCACGGAAGAAACGCGAGGATTTATATCTCAGGGCCGATGACCGACCGACGGACGGGCAAGGTGTCGAAGGAAAACATTGAGGCATTCTTCAGGGCCGAGGAGCGACTGCGCGACGCGGGGAATATCCGTATCGTGAATCCAGCGAGGGTGTGGGCATGCCGGTGGCCGTGGCTGTATCGTATCGTGGGCTATCGCCTGACACTCTGGTACGACTTACAACTGCTGAAGCGTTGCGATGCCATCTACCTGCTCAACGGGTGGCAGGATTCCGTCGGAGCCTACGAAGAGTTCAAGTTGGCTTTCGGGCGCAACTTCTATGTAATGACAGAACAGGCCGACATCAACGCCAGATTCAACATCATGGAGTTTGTCGGCACGTTAGCAAAAGAAGCGTGGAACAAGAAAAAGAAGGAATCATGAAGAAAGCATTTATAATTCTTTGTTTGCTGTTTGCGGTGAGCGTGGGGCTGAATATTTGGCTGGCGACGAGGGAGGCCACGACGGAAACCACCATCGAGCGAGATACCATGTGGCGCGACTCGATGGTCTATCTGCCCCAGCCCGCTGAGACGATCCCGACGGGCAGGGTGGTATATATCCGCATCCCATCGCCATGCGATTCGGTCCACAACCCATCTGCGGCCCCTGAGCCTGTCGAAGGGCATGGGACCGCAGAAGGGCCGGTGGCCGTTGGCGGTGACTCCATCGACGTGCCGATTCCGATCTATCAGAAGCGGTACGACGACAGCCTCTATACGGCATGGGTGAGTGGGTATGAGCCGAATCTCGACAGTATCAATCTGCACCTGCCGACGATTACAGAGACCATCACTCAGACCGTCGTCAAGCCCTCGCCACTCATCACCTTCGGCATCCAAGCTGGTGCCGGGTGGGGGCTCATCAATCAAAAGCCCGACCTATATATAGGTGTTGGCGGTCAGATCAACTTCTGGAGAAAATAATCAAGAATTAAAGAATTAGAGAATTATGAAAATACGAATTAATAACGACTACAAATGCTTTATGTCGATACCTAATATCAATTATTGGTACGACAACGGGCGCAAGATATTTATTGGATGGCTATTCTGGGGAATAGACATCGTGTTCAAAGAGGAAATAACGCCGTGAGGCGAGAGCGGCCCGTGAGGGTAGCAACCATTTTATTAATACTAAACTCATTTTTTTTGGCTCGGGGTATGGCGTACTTTTTCCCAAAGGCTTTCAACCCTGCCACCCCGAGCCGTTTTGAAAAACACCCTTAAATCTTAATTCGCTATGGTAAACCCAAACACGTTTTTCTTACGATAGGTAGAAATATTAATCAAAACCCGTAAGAAAATGAAGAAATTCGCATCATTTTTCCTGTTTGCCCTGTGCATCATCGGTGTGCTGGGCGGCATCATCGTGACGCTCATCGATGGGCGATATGAAACATTCCTCGGCATCCTCGGCCTTGCCTACACCGCCTGGCCAAAGTTCAAGCAGTATTGGTTCACCTTAAACTTCTGATGCCTTATGGAGATCACACTCGAAGCAATCATCGGAATCGTCTCGTTGCTGCTTGGCGGTACTGGTGTAGGAGGATTCTTGTTCTGGCGACAGCATAAGCGCAAAGAGGAAGCCGAAGCAAAGCTGGCCGAGGCCGAAGCCAGGCTGAAGGAGGCCGAAGTGCGCAAGGCCGAGATCGAGGCCAACAAAGAGCAGCAGGACTACTATCAGCAGTTGGCGAAAGACCTGGCCGAGGATCGTGAAGACCGCAAGCGTCAGAACGACGAGCTGCGTAAGGAGCGCGACCATTATAAGGATGAGCGCAACGAACTGAGGGATGCGTTGTCGAAACTGTCAGACGAGTTCCGCGACTT